ATATCTTAAAATTCTAATATTGCGTAATCGTAAGAAAGGGTTAACGAAATATCAGCTGGGTCATTAGATGTAAAATCTAAATCATTAAAGTTAGCTGCTGCAATAAATGCACCTTTTAGTTTCCATTGTTCGATTTTATCACCAACAGGTCCTAACATATAGAAATCGATATCTTTTTTGTAGAAATCTGCGTATCCTTTTCTACCAGTTAAAGATTCATATCCTAACCTCACCCATTCCATCACTTGTTGTGCTCCACTTGGAACGATTGGGTCATATAATGAAATTTCGATATCCTGCCACTCACCTTTACCTTGTAGTTTTCTATATGTGTTAATATGGTCTAACTTAATAGGTTCAAAGTTGATTGAAGGTCTACTTGCAGTTTTAATCAAGTAAGATTGAATACCATCAATCTCCATGATATACCTGTTCTTCATCTTCGGTTCGAAGTTGGTGAACATCATTTCGTTAAATTCTAATACTTCTGCCATTTTTTTATTTTCCCTTTTATACTAATAAATATTAGTTATTCATTTTTTTGTTTATGCTGAGAACGATGCTCCAGTTGGTAAGATGTTGAAGTCAATTACTATGAATTCAGCTGTCTTAGCCGGTTGAAGGAAAATCTGTCCAGCAAGTATGTTTCTATCAACCACATCAGGTGTGTTGTTAGTCTCATCCATAACCACTTTAAATGCGTACAATCCTTGTCTTTGTTGAATACCTTCTAAGTAAGGTTGTACAGTGTTGATGAATCTACCTCTTGTCTGAGCGGTGTTTTGTTCGAACACTAAGAATCTAGAAGTAGATGCCACAAATTTCTTAACATTGATTAACAATCTTCTCACATTGATTCTATCTAAAGCAGATGCCTTATCTTGCAATGTTTTCTGTCCGAATGCCACAATACCTTGTCCAGGGAATGAAGCGATTGGATTTACTTTGTTTTCATATAAAGTATCTCTTTCAGAGTGTGTTAATCTATTAAGAACTGAAACTGCTCCTACAATACCACCCCTATTCAAACCAGCAGGTGCGAACCATTCAGCTGCGATAGCATCATTAGCTGCATATACAGCAGGTAATAGTACTGAAGGTGGTACACTTACTAATTTGTTAGTGTTTGTATCTACTGTCTTAACCCAAGGATAGTAAGAACCTACATAGTTCGAATCGATTGAGTTAGCTTGAGTAGTTACTTGTGCGATTGTATCACTTACTGAAGTTAAATCAGAGATGTAGAAACAATCTTGTCTAGCTTCTACCATATCAATCACATCAGTAGTTACCGCTGGGTGTAATCTTCTTACAATACCCGGAGTTACTACCATATTAATATCAAATTCATCAGCGTTTGAAATTGCATCGATTGCTTTCTTATATGCTACCGAACCACTAGCCGTTGAATCGGTTAAATCTAAACCTTGTGAGTTACCAGCTGAGATTGAACTTCCTAATGAAATCTCTCTAGCAGGACTCATTCCATCAAATCCACCTTGGAATGCCAATGTGAATTGTCTCTTAACCATATCAGCTGTTGCTGAACCAGTCATTTCTAATGAAAGTTGAGAATCGAATCCAAAATCAACATTTGAACCAGTACCTACACTTTCAGGTAGTGGTTTTAAATAGTTAGCGTTATCTAATTTAACACCAGTTGTTTCGAAATCAAAACCAGCATACTGATAAGGATTACCAGTTGTGTTTCCGTTTGAAGTTGTTTGATAAACAACCGCTGGAACAATAGTTTCATCCGTTGCTTTAATTGGGTTAGAATAAGCTCCATGTGCAAATGGTGCAGCTGATACAGGGTAAGAACCTTGTGCCGATACCTCTACTCTAATGTATTTTGAGTTATTCAACCAATCACCATTTTCAGTAATTTTACCATTTGAATCAACAGTATAATATCTATCACCAATCACTCTTGCGATATAATTAGGTGATGCTGGGTCTAAGTTTACATTGTTAAAAGTTTCTAATACTACTTTTCTCTTATCAGTATCACTATGAGAACGGATAGTTACACTAAATACTGAATAATCAGTTCCACCATCTTCACCTGCTGCTTTAACACCAGAGATAGAAACTTTGAATCTTGTGTTTTCACCATTACCATGACCTAAAGTATGAAACTTAAATAGGTCATATCTTTCACCGGAGATTAATTGTGATTTTACATATGGTGTTGATGCTGAACTCGCATCGTAAGTAAAGTTTTGAATTGGAAGAGCTTCTGCTAATACCGCTTTACTTTCAGTTACATTTAAATTAATATCACTTACTGCATTTGAAAAGTAAGAGTAAACATAAGCATCCTTACCACCCAATGCCGATTTACCAAATACATCAGTTACATCATTATTAGCTGATGAAAGTAATGAAGCAGATACTTCACCAATTCCACTTCCACTAACTACAAATGAACCAGATACAGTATCAGATGCAGTTACTGTAAATCCACTAAATCCAACTTCCTCATCTCCATTATCTGTAGAGTGAAGAGTTGAAATCAATTTTACAGTTCCATCTGAACCACTAGCTAATAAACCAATTGGGTTTGCTTGGTTATAACCACCCACACCTGCTACTCTTACAATTGTTGCCGTACCAGCTTCTCTAAGATAGTTTTGTACTGCATATTCTGTATAATAAGTACCATCAGGTGTACCAAATTTATCCTCAAACTCACTTTGAGTTCTAACGATTGTGGGAACAAACGCTGGTCCTTGTTTGAAAGGTCCGATGAACGCTGCTCCGATTTCTCCTACCCCTTGCGCTAAGAACGAAAGGTCATTTTCTCTCGTAAATACTCCAGGTGATACAATTCTTTCTGCCATATTATCTCCGTTTATTAAATAAACAATTTAGTTATTACTACTATAAATATAACTAAAATAATGAAACCAACAATTATTATACTGAACCAGTATCAGGTGTTGGAGTTACTGAACCTGTTGACCAAGGTAAGTCTCCTTCACCAACTTCTACACTAGAATCATCCACTTCATCAATCTTCTTTTGGATTTGCTCTGAAATATGGGGCCAATATCCTGTTGATAAACTTGATGATACTATATTCTGAACCCAACCAATTACTAAATCTTCCGTTAGTTCTCCAAAAGTTACAAACTCATCAGCTGAACCTGAATCAAAATCAATTGGAGTAGCTCCAACAAATCTACCTTCAGTACCTGTTGTTGATTCAGTACCAGTACATGTCCATCTAGCGTGTAGAATCACATTATCGTAATCACCTACTGTTTTTTTAGTCATTTGGGTAATTGCCCAAGAATAAGTTACTGCCATTTTTATTTCCTTTTATATATAAATATATAGGTTGTTTCCCAAACGGAAAACAATCACCTATAAATATAACCAATTTTAGTTAAACACAATTATTAAGATACACTACCAGAAGTTTCTACCCAACTTGATGATACATGATTCCAAGCTTCTAAAACGAATGCAGATTCACTAGCAATCAAATCTGCTTCATTGAAACTATCGTAGTGAATATCTTCATGCTGTCTACTAATCTCAACACCATCTTCCATAAAGGAAATTCGTTTGCAAACATCAATTGATGGATTTTGTACATTAATTTCTAATTTGTTTAAAACTATTACTTTTTCTATTGCCATTTTATTATTTCTTTAATAATTCTTTCATCATCTCTTTCAATTCAGAAAGTTCTGACTTTAAATATTCAATTTCTTCTTTTTGAGATTTAACAATATCATTTTGTTCATTGATTGCATTAACTAATAATGGAGTTAATCTATCGTAATCAACTGTCATATAATCATATCCTAATCTTTCAGCAAGAGGAGCGTTATGAACAATTTCAGGAAGAACTGATTTAACATCTTGTGCAGATACACCGACTTGTAAATCATTTCCTTTGTATCCAATCATATTGGCTTCTTTATTATTTCTATAATAGAAACCATTTAGTTTACCAACTTTATCAAGAGCGTTTTCAATATCACCTTCCTTATCCTTCAATCTCATATCAGAATAGTAAGCGATAACATTTCCTTCTGCTCTTAAATCATCGTTAATTCTAAGACCCCAACTTTCAGTTCTTGCTTTCCAACCACCATTATAGTAAATGTAGAAGTGAGAGTTGTGAATACCTTCACATAACCACTCATTATTTACATCATTGTATAAACCAGTTGAACTACTATTGTTGTGCATTAGTAGTGAACGACCATTCATTGACCATCCTTCCCAACCATTGATACTACCATAAGTAGAAACAGTACCATATTGTCCACCTTCATCACCAACTGAACGCATTCCATATCCTCTATCTTGGAAGTAGAAACCAGTAGAACCTTGTGCTCTAAACCAATCGTTTGCCAATACATACCGAAGTTGTGATGTAGATGCTGGATTACAATAATATCCAGTACTATTTGAATCATAGTAAATACCAGCATACATTGCTCCACCATTACCATTGTTTTCATCTAAAACAGGAATAGTTCTCCAACTTCTCCATCCGCTCCAAGAACTTCTGAATCTCAAGTTACTAATTGGTCCACCAACCATCTGCCATCCGTAACCACCAGTGTTCGAACTACGATAGTGGAATGCCTGCATCCCTACCCAGTGTGATGTACCTGAAGGTTGGTTAGGTGGATTACTCCAAGAATCGATGAAACCAGAACCCCAAGTTGAAACAACATTCATATCCTGTCTACCCCAACCATAAGCACCAGTCCAATAGTTAGTATCACCAGTTTGACGAGGTCTAGCTCTATAATATTCACCACTATTTCTCGTATGACCCGGTAATCCCATCCAAGCCATCGTTCTATTACTCACACCTTCGAATCTCGTAGAGTTTCCAGATGCACCATCGAAATAATAACCAGTGTTATTATTATCATAGAAAATTGGAGACCTGAATGAAGAACCAGCATATACATTACCACTAAAGTCTGCACCTTGTGATGCGAATGAAATTCGGTGATATGTACCACCATTATTTTTTAATGCAAGATGATGTCCCCATGTACCATTATACTCATATGCCAATCCGTACATATTACCTATTGGCCAACTTTCTCCAATTGTCCAAATAACTTTTGAACGAGTACCACTTGCGTTGTAATCACCCATTAAACCACCCTGGTTACGAGAAACTAAATAATCCGAATACCAAACTCTACCTGTAAAGTTTTGTTGATATGCATTTGAATATCCATCACCATGCCAATAATATCCTGTATTATTATTATCATAGAAGATTGGTGCTCTATGAGAACCAGTTGCGATACTATTACCACCAGTATCAATCCACCATCTAGCAGGGTAAGACCAACCAACACCAACACCATAGTGAGGGTTTTGGTTATTATCATACCAACCAATAGATAATTCATTTGGATTAGTATTTGCGATACCAATGTTCCATTTTCTATATCCACCAGAATTTAAACCACCCATCATAGTAAACACAGCACCATGTGTTGTGTTACCATTTCTCGCATAAGCGTTAAGATATAGGTGTGGGTAGTATGGTGCGTTCATTACAATCTGATATCTATTCGAATCGTTGTAAATCGATGTACTACCATTAGTGTAAGTAACTTCAGGTCCTGTCATTAAGGTTTCTCTACCAGATGTACCAGGAACTCTCAATCTATACATTCTGGATAGTCCATCACCATTAAAGTAATATCCAGTGTTGTGGTCATAATAAATTGCTGCTCTTACTTGGTCTCTTGAATATACACCATAAGATGCGGTTTCTAACTGACGTGTACCATTGTACATTAACTCTACTCTGGAGTTTCTATACATTAAGATAGCCCACTCATTCTCAATATCGTTGTAGATACCAGCTGCGTTTGAATGGTCATGCATAAATACCCAATTACCATTAATTGAGTAACCACCCCAACCACCTCTGGTTGTACGAGTTACTACTGTACCATAGTTACCATTTACTCTATCTCTACCAACTTCAAATTCTAAGGTAGTATTATCAGTAAAGAACCGAGTACCACTATCATTAACATGCTGAATTGCCCAACTTCCACCTTGGTCTAAGATACCAATTGAGTTTCCGTTATCTGCGTATAAGTAACCTCTGATATTGTTACCAGCGGTTGCCATTGCAATTTCAACTGTCGATTGTCCACCATATACTCTCCATCTTCTGTTTGAATCAGAATACCAATGCATTCCAGTTGCTTGGTTATATAAACCTTCACCACTATTATCGTTTCTGAACCAGTTTCTAGCGTAGATTTCAGTACCTCTAATATCACCCATATTTGAGAAACCATCTGGATTTACATAATATCCAGTGTTGGTCCAATCGTAGAATATTGGAGACCTCATATCAGAGTTGTGTCTAGCGTAATCGTTGTTCAATAAGAAGGATTCACTACCACCACTTAACAATCGTAAACCATAGGTATGAGAACTTGCCATACGAAGGTCAATTCCGTAATCCAAATTACCAGTAACAATCATACCCCAATCATTGTTGTTTGGTTTGTTAATCCAAAGGATTGCATCATCACCAGAAGCTTGATTATCAACACCATTCAATTGTAAACCACTCATTATTGAACGAGAACGAGGGTCTACTCTATATCCAGTATTATTGGTATCATAAAAAACTTGAGAGTATAAATACCGAGTATTTGCCCAACCATCAACTCTTAAATTCAAATCACCACTATCAGAACTCATTCTGAATTCACCAGCTCCACCAATTAAATCAATACCAGATTGAGATTCCCAATGGGTATTGGTTCTTAATCTCATTGTACCACCATTTTGGTATGGCATTCTTATTTCTGAACCGAAATCTCCGAAGTATGAAGTATTTGTATCGTAGTATCTACCTGCAGCAATTGGATTATCCATTGATGGATATGCTATACTATCAGGTGTAAAATCTGAAATGTTAGATGGACCAGGTGATTTATTTACATATGCCCAACTACGAGATGGAGTAGAATCCGTTAAAGTTACTGCTCTATTAGTTTTAATATGAGCTTGAACTTGCGCATAATATCTAACATCTACATAAACAGGTACATATCTAATATCACCACTAATAGTTACTGGAGAACCAATAACTACTCTATAATAATCATAACCCCAAGCTCTATTTTCAACTAATCTTGCGGTATATCCATTGTAGTAACCCCAATAAACCATATAGGTTTTCTTAGAACCTCTACCAAAGTAATTTTCATGTAATTCAACTTCAAATGTACCAGTTTCATTCCAATCATTCCAGTCCATTGAAATTCTTGCAATCTCATATCTACGAGCTTGCGTTCCACTTGCGGACATTGTTGTATTAATTGAAACATGCGTAAAGTGTCCTAAACTAAAATCATCTCCTAAGTTAATCGAACCATTGAAAGTTGCAGTACCTTCTATTGTTAAATTATTTAATCTAGATGTTCCAGAGAAATCACCATACCAAGCCGTATCACTATCATAATAGATAGGAGCGTACATTTGCCGAGTAGCGTTGAATATTTCACTATTTACCTGAGCGTTGTTTTGTACACCATCACCATAGAAATAGAAGTTTGCTCCAGTACCATTTGGATTATTATCATCTACTCTAATTTCTGCATCAAAAGAGGTATTAATAAATCCTAATCTATTACCTCTTAAAGTAAGAGTATTTAAGTTAGATTGTCCAGCTGGGTCTAATACATATGATGAACTTGTTCTATCGATAAATCGATTAGCGTACATATCACCATATAAGGTAGCTGTATAATTTTGTGAATCAATATCGAATACCAAATTAGCACCACCCGTTGAAGCATTTCTCTGAGTATTACTTTCGTTGTAGAATCTAAAGTGTCCGTGTCCACCATTGGTTGCAAATGCAAGTCCATCATAGTACCACATTTTGTGATAATTATCACCACTACTTCTAAAGATAAGTGCACCATCATTTAGTGCAATTGATACCTGACCATCGTTTCCATTTGAACCAACACCAAAATCAATTCTTTCTAATCTAGAAGTTGCATCAGGTTTAACATAATACCCCGTATTATTCCAAGTTCTAAATTCTTCAAAATCTGCTGTACCGGATGAGTAAAGAGTTTTATTACCTCTTACTCTAAGGTAAGTACCATCGGTCATATACCAACCACCGCCCCAGCCGAAGCCAAGTTCTTCATCTTTTAAGAATGTTGATGTACCTCTACCAATTACTAACGCATCATTGTTATTAGTTAATTGAATAGAACCATTAATATGTACTCTGTTATTGGTAGCTGAACCTACTACATTTGGATTATCATTTATAGTGTAAGATATACTGGTTTGTCCAATAATTAAATGACCTTCGTTTACGGTATATGTAGAAGAATCACCAAGATGTAAGATATCTGGATTAGTACCTTCATCCATTTCCCATATTCTTCTACCACCTGCGTACGCCCGAAGTCTATCACCTTCAAAAAGAATATAAGTATTTGTATCACCATTGTGTCTAATATAATCATCTACCCGAATTTCATGCATGTATGAAATTGCAGCTGGTTCTAAATAATAGTTTACATTATCTCTATCTCTTAATCTATGTACATCCACATAGTTCATCTGAGATGTTGATGCAAAATCCCCATAGAAAGCAGTATCATCACTATCGTAATAACGAGGTGCATACATATCCTGTGCATTTCCATCATATCCACCAATTGGTACAGCTCTCATTGTTACCGTTACCTTCTTAGAAGATGATGGTTCGGTTGAGTTTGTTATAGATGTTACTCTATTTCTATCATCACCACCAGCATCTCTTACATGAACTGCGAATGAATTCCAATAAGATACTCTTGGCCACCAGAATGCAAGTGTTCCACCATTATCAAACACTTTCATCGTAGAGAACCCAGCTTTACCTAAATGTAAACCAGAGTGATTGATGATAGTATTGTTATATAGGTAACCCTGAACCATAAAGTTGAATGGTGGGTCTGAGGAATAACTCTTACCAGTTGCTTCTAATACAAACGATGCCCCATTTTGAGTATTTGAAGTAATATCAGTTTGTACTAATGTTCCAGATGTAAAATCAGAACCTGAATGTTTTCTTGTAGTAACATAGTTTCCATTCAATAAAAGATTATTACCAGCAATAGTTACATCACTGTTATTAACTTCTAATCTTTCCGTACCACCAGTTACAACTCTAAATTGGTCAGATGCATGGAATTGGATGTAAGTATCTGAATCTCCTTCATGAATGATTTGGTCTACACCAACTATATCATTGTTGTTCATATCAAGTGTTCCACCCGATATACTGAACCCATTACTTACATAACTTCTTTCCCAAGATGAGATTAATGCTCTTACTGTACCATCATCTCTTCTCAACCTCATATCAGGGTAACCATTACTACCTACCCAAAAACCAGATTCATTATCATTACCAACACCTTGAGTTAGAAATACAAATGGCCATGTACTATTCCGTACTTCTCTAAGAGAAATAGCGTTATCAGCCACATTATTTAAATCCATATCAATAGCGTGACTATTGATTTGTAAATTAGTAGATAATGTAGTAGTGTTATTATTTACTTCTAATCTTTCACCACCACCAGTTACAACTCTAAATTGGTTAGCTGCGTGGAATTGTAGGTATGTATCAGTATCATCAACACTAATAATTTGGTCATCCAAATAGATATCTCGTACAGTATTTAAATCACCACTACCTAAATTTAATCCAGCAAATGTTACTGAATCAGTTGTACGAACATTTTGGTTCATTAAGTAAACCTCAGTTGCACCCTGTCCAGTATCTATATCAGTTGCGTAAATTCTACCATTTACTTGTAATGGTGAATCAGCGTACCATCTATCATTTGATTCTTGCCAAATAAATTGTTTTGTTGCTGAACTTCCCCTTAAAACTTCAATACCAGCATTTTCCGAAGGAGTACCTGATGTGAAGTTTGAATTAAGAGTAATAATATTATCTGCTAACTGAATAGTTTCGGTATTCACAATTGTTTGAGTACCTGTTACATTCAGATTACCTGTTATGTTTAGGGTTGTTCCATCAAAAGTAAGATTACTTTCAACAGTTGCATTTGGTGCTGAACCATTTAGAGTGATTACCCCATTATCAGTATTACCTGTTAGTGAAAGTAACCCACTTGAACCACTTGAACCGCTCGAACCCGATGAACCGCTTGTACCAGATGAACCGCTTGTACCAGATGAACCACTTGTACCAGAAGTTCCAGAAGTTCCAGAAGTTCCACTTGTACCAGATGAACCACTACTTCCACTCGAACCAGATGAACCACTTGTTCCAGTTTCACCTGATGAACCTGATGAACCCGATGAACCCGATGAACCTGATGAACCACTTGAACCAGAGCTTCCACTACTTCCAGAAGAACCACTGGTTCCAGAAGTTCCGCTTGTTCCGCTTGTACCAGATGAACCACTTGAACCACTACTACCAGAACTTCCACTACTTCCAGAAGTACCAGGATTACCATCCGAACCACTTGAACCCGATGAGCCAGATGTTCCGCTTGAACCAGCGCTACCATCAGTACCACTACTTCCACTCGAGCCAGATGAACCACTTGAACCTGAACTTCCGCTTGAACCAGAAGAACCTGATGAGCCAGATGAACCAGAAGAACCCGATGAACCGCTTGAACCATCTGCACCAGATGTACCTATTGCTCCATCTACACCAGATGAACCTGATGAACCAGAACTTCCACTACTTCCACTTGAGCCAGATGAACCACTACTTCCACTACTTCCACTTGAACCAGATGAACCACTACTTCCACTACTTCCACTTGAACCAGAAGTACCAGGTGTACCACCTTCACCACTAGCACCATCTCTACCAGAAGTACCAGATGAGCCAGATGAACCACTACTTCCGCTTGAACCATCTACACCACT